AAACTCATCTCCTCAACATCCAATTCAACATTGTAGTTATAAGAAGGCCAAGAACGAAGCATTCGATCAAATCCCACACTGATAATATCACTCCATATTTTCTTTTCGGTAGGGTTACCAATCTTGGTTGTGATATTTGCGGCTGTATTTCGCTCCATAACCATGTCCACAAAACTGGATTTTTGGTTATCAACGATGAATTTCATCTGACGGAATGGCACATTGCTCATTCCTTGCATCTGTCTTGCGGCTACCTGACTATAATCTGTGGGAGGGAAACCTTTATAACATTTGTAGATACGTCCCCACTTACGTTCACGACCAGCATTGTCTAATCGAAGATTCCAACATATAGTAAATGCATCATTGGCTGTTTGGACACGGCTAGTAGGTGCTACACCATTGGAGTTGATGGTATTAAAACCCCAACTGGAGACACCCTCACGATTTACAATTCTTTTTGTTTTTGCCATTTTAGCCTAGTGTTTGGTTCATTGCTTGTCTGCGTTTCTGACAAGCGGTGCAACCCTTTGCGGCTTGTTCAAGGTTCGTTTGAACCCCAAGTGTTGCCGCAACACGATCACCCAAGCTAGCAAATGTATGTATTACATTAGCTACCTTGTCGCCAGCTTCTTGCCAACAGTATTGACCTGGGATTCTCCCACAAATTTGTTGTTCGATCAAGTAATCTAAATTATCTGGCACTTCCACATTGTTATTTTTCATGTCACTGGCAACTTTGTTGGAGAATTGTCTGCCATAAGTCATCTCCATTCCATTGACACGATATTTAGTTCCCTTGTCATCGCTGTACTCATACCAGAGTCCACTTGGGATCGGCCCGTTTTTATCCTTTAGTCTCATGTAGATCAAATGATTTGCATTCTTTTTATATTTTTGTCAATAGTTAATCCACATGGAATATAACGGATTGGTTTTGGATGCACCAAAAGACACAACATATGGCATCCCATATTTAGAGACTGTTCCACAGTTTGTTCGTGAGCTTTCTTGCTATGCATTAACCCGTGGAGAGTTTGGAAGGATACAAAGGATTAAACGAGGCATTAGAATTGAGGATACTGACCTTAAAAATCCTGCTCAACATATGGTTAATTGCTTTAACCTTATTTATGGCAACGATGTGTTACTCCATTCGCAAGGAATCCCGAATAATTATGCCCTAGACATCATTGATTTGTTCTGCAACGAGAATGATTGGGGAATTGCAGGGTGTGCATCCAGCGGAAAGACGTTTTCTGTGGCGGCTTGTATCGTGATGGATTGGATTTCAGCTCCCACAGTCACCTCAACATACGTTGCATCTACCTCTTTGGATGCATCTGAAGACCGTTTGTGGGGTAAAGTTTGCACCCTTTACAGGACGGCAATGCGTAATATTCAAACCCAATACAAGACTGCAACCATTGGAAATCTGGTTGAGTACCGAAGAATGATTGTTTTTGAGTCGATTGATACTCGTGATACGGAACGAGACTATACAAATGCCATCAAAGCAGTTGCTTTTCCAAAAGGAGGCGAAGGTCAAAAAGCGGTTGATAATATGCGGGGTAGGAAAAACGAACGAGTGAGAGTTTTTTTAGATGAATTGGCAGAAATGGATCTGTATTGCCTCAATGTGCGATCAAATTTTACCGCAGGAAACGATGATGTTTTGTTTGGAGGCATGGCAAACCCATCAAATACGGCAAATAACCCACATACGGAGCTATGCGAACCCGATGATCCTATGGGATGGGAGTCTGTGAATAGGTACACCAAGAGATGGAAAACCCGTACAGGGGTTGCCTTGCACCTTTCTGGAGAAGAAAGTCCAAATCTTCAAGCTCCAGATGCAGAAATACCTCCTTTTAAGAACTTTCTGACTTATAAAAAAATGGAGGCAACATTAAAAATATGCTATGGCAATAAAAATGCCCTAGAATATTGGCGAAATGTCTATGGATGGTGGCCCGATAACTCTGTAGAACTTACAATTTTATCAAAAGCATTCATTGCTGGATGCGATTTGAACTTTGAACCTGTCTGGAGTGGCAGAACTAGGGTTGTTTGCGGATTTGACCCTGCATTTACTGCTGGTGGAGATAGATGTGCGGCATCTTTTTGCAGATTAGGGCAAAATGATACTGGTCGTAACGTAGGTTTCTATCTCGGAACTAGAGAATATGAGTCCAGCGTAGGTGATGTCTTTGAAGAATCCATAGCAATCCAGTTGGTAAAGGATTGTATTGAATTCGGTGTCCATCCAAGGGACTTTGGATTGGATATTTCTGGTGATGGTGGAAAGATGATGAGAGCAATCATCATTGAATGGAGCAAATTCCATCCAGAGGCTATGTTTGTATTCCCGATTTCCTCGATGGGTATGCCAACAGAGCGTAGGATCAGCAATCTTGATAAGCGTACTTGCAAAGAAGCATACGATAGATTGGTTACTGAATATTGGTTTGCTGTTCACACGGCATTCTCTACCAGATCATTGGTTGGTATTGACGTAGATGCCCATTCCAAGGTCGTAAACGAGCTTTGCAGTCGTCTTTATTACCACAAGGGTAGGAAAGTGGCAGTCGAGAAGAAACTCGACATGAAGCATCGTTTGAAGAAGTCACCCGATTTGGCTGACTCATTGACCTATGCTGTCCAGATGCTCCGCAGGGCAGGACTTGAATTTGCGTTTGAGGAAGAGACAGTTTCTTTAGACATCCAGGAAATCAGCGATTGGGAAAACCGATTGATCCATAGCAAAGGAACTACCCAAGAAAAAATTGAGGATGATGAATGGGGATATGGTGGCAAAGGGACGGATGACGATGGATTTTAAGATTGCTTTGTTTTATTTTGTTGAAAGAATTTTTTAAATGAAGGAAATACTTTCTTTTGGTGGAGGAACACAATCTGCTGCTATAGCGGCTTTGATTATTCAAGGCAAATTACCAAAACCTGATGCTGTAATTATAGCTGATACTGGTTATGAGAAATCTACAACTTGGCAATATTTAGATTCAGTCATTCGACCAGCATTTAAAAAAATTGGATTAGAAGTTCATAGGATAGGGCAAGAATGGGCTACTGCTGGTTTAATAAGCACAAGTGGAAATTCTGTTCTTATGCCCATGTTTACAACTCAATCTGATACTATTGGAAAATTAAGTGGTTATTGTAGCAACGAATGGAAAGTAAGGCCAATGGATCGGTATTTAAGAAAAGTTTTAGGAATACAAAAAAAAGATCAAAAAAAATGGATTGGTTACTCTCTTGATGAATCAAGAAGAGCGATTCGTATGATGGCATCTGAAGATTGGCAGAAAGGTCGTATAAGATTTCCATTAGTTCATGATGTTCCACTTAAAAGACACCAAGCAATTAGAGAGGTAGAAAAAATGGGGTGGCCCACTCCTCCAAGATCAGCTTGTTACTTTTGCCCAAACATGGGTGACGATGAGTGGAGGGATATTTCATCAGAAGAATTACAACTTGCTTCTCAACTTGAAAAAAAAATGCAAGAGACAGATCCTTTTGTTTTTCTACACAAAAGCGGAAAACCAATACTTGAAGTTGATTTTACAAAATCTGATGAACAACCAGAATTATTTGAACGAGCTTGCTCTTCTGGTGTTTGTTTTGTTTAGCTTGACAGCTTCTTTTTTATTGATAATTTTTGTCTGATCGAAAGATTGAGGATGGGTGTGAATTCGTACCACATGATCCAAGAACATGGCTTTGACGAACCAAAACGTCCTACCCATTTGAGTAACGAGGAGAAGCGTACAGCATTCAGCGTAGCGGAGTGTTGTGGTTTCTTTTCTTTACTCTTTCCTTTCCTACATGGGTGGGGGGTAATGGGGGGTGTTTCCTTTCTCCTTTGGTTTTCTTTAGCCTGTGGTGTCTTGACTTGTTTTCAACACTAAAGCATACTCCGCTATCCTATGAAGTTTTCTCCCCAAGAATTTAGAAACGGTTCAATCATCCCATCTGTTCTCAATGGAAAGGTTGATTCTTCCGTCTCTAGCCTAATAGGTAAATCAGAACCTGTTTCATTCGGTGGCGGTCAATACAAGCGGAAACCAAATTTCCTCATGTGTCCCCCAAAATACTTGTCCACGGCTATCCCGAACAACAAGTTTATGAAGGGTCAGAAAATTGATACTGAACGTGCCATGCGTCAGTACGCTCGCATCAAGAGACTCATTACTGCTCTCGGTGTTAAAGTCATTGAACTTCCTCCAACCAAAGGGGCACAAGATCAGCACTTTGTTGCTAACCTTGGACTCTCGGTAGATCCGTTTATCTTCCTAGCCAAGATGTCTGCTCCTGGTCGAACCATCGAAGAAGAACCTGGTCGCAGATTCTTTGAGAAGATGGGTTATACAGTTCTCCAACCTCCTCACTATTGGGAAGGCGAAGCTGAAACAAAACACTGGAAAGACAAAACGTATTTTGGCGGCTATGGAAAATTCTCCGATTGGAAAGCCCAAGAATGGATTTCCAAAAAGGGTGGTATCGAAATCATACCTATGCGAATGGTGAGTGATGATCTCTACCACTTGGATTGCTGTATCCATGTCCTAGACAAAGAAAACCTGATGGTTTGTCGTAGTGGCATTGATTCGGAATCATTTAAGAGATTAGAAAAACTCGCCAATATCATTGTTGTTCCCAAAGAGATGGAAGCAACTGGTGCTACCAATCTGATCCGTATCCCTGACAAAAACATTGTGATTAGTGGTATGTTCCAGCCAGAGTATGGTCAGTATCGCAATTCAATGGAATGGATGCTTACTACAATGGACAAATTCAATAACTCTGTTATTTTTGCTGACATTGATGAAGCTGATAAAAACGGAGCCGATTGTTCATGCCAAGTAATGCACATGACTTTCTAAAATCTCTTTGGAGATGGTTGGTAGGTAGGATTGCTTTTATCAATGGGTATTGTCCAGAGTGTCTAACGGACTTGAAAGATTGTAATAAAAGTCCTTGCCATGTCTGTAATGTTCTCGGATACATAAGGCCGAATCAAGTATGGACTAGATTTAAGACATGAATAAAACAACCACATCACCCAATGCCAAAACTACAGTCTCCACAATGCGAGAAGCAAGAGTCAGTTACGGTACAAAGAAAACAAAGCGTAAGCCAAAGAAGTAATATGAATGCTGAACAAGATGCTTTTGAGATATGGAGCAAAGCTGGTTCAGCAGGGTTAGAGAAATATCGTAAAGGCCAAGCAGAACATAGAACAGATTTCTGGACTGCTGGTGCAGGATGGTATGCACAAAACTTGCGAGATGAACAATTGGATCTAATTAGCTATCTTCATCACCTTATTGAAAGAATAGATTCCATGCAAGTATTGGCAGAGATGATGGAAAATGAGGATGTCTCACTGCGAGATGCCGCAACAATACTCAAACAATTGACATCCAGTAATCCCCCCAACAAGGCTTGTCACCAATCTAATGATTAAAAAACAAAAGCCAGTTGGAGCCGTAATTGTTTCTGACCTTCATTGCGGTTCCACGGTTGGTCTTTGGCCTGATGGACATGAAACATCCACGGGTAACAAAATTGGTCTAGGTAATAATCTCCATCAGCAATGGCTATGGCAATGCTGGCAAGACAAAGATGAGAAGATTAAAACTCACTTCAAAGGTAAGCCATTTGCTCTCATCATTAATGGTGATTGTATTGAAGGTAGGCATCATGGAACATCTGAAATTGTTGCCGCATTAAATCTTGATCATACCCTAGCCGCTATTGAATGCCTACGTCCTCTAGCAAAATTAGCCTGTGCAGTTTACATGACTGCTGGAACCGAGTGTCACGTTGGTGATTGGGAAAAGATGATCGCCAAAGAATTAGGTGCTACTTGGCTAGGTGACAAAGGATTACTAGAAATCAATGGCACACTCATTGATATTGCCCACCATATGCCGACGAGTTCTAGGGCATACCTTGAGGCTGGAGCAATGTCTATAACAATGGGCAACGCCAGACAGAATTACTCCCGTGTTGGTCATAGGGTTCCAAAAATATATCTACGAGGCCATCGACACACGGGAGGAATCTTTAATGATGGTGCTGGTATATTCATGGTAACACCAGCTTGGCAGTTACTTACCAGATATGCCCACAAAGTTGTGGGAGATGCCATATGCCGCCCAGGTGTAGGAATACTAGATTGGAGTGGATGTGACAAAGGAGAACTACCAGCAACCAAAATCATTTCGTATGAACCGAAAGAAAATACACCCATCAGAAGCTGATTTACGAGAGAGCATTATTAAATGTGCGGTTGATCTAATCAACACACCTACAAGAGATGAAGTATCTTATGGTGAATGGTTTTCTGTTAAAGACCTTGCAGGAAAAGTAAACTATGGAAAAGATGCTATTCGTAGAAGATTAAAGAAACGAGTTGAATTGGGAGAAGTAGAAGAAAAGATCCAAAAGTGTAGGGTAGGTAATGCAGTCGTATCGTTAAGTCTATTCCGAATAATTCCCCAAGATGAAATTACCCGTCCGTATTAAGCTGGAAGACAAGAAGCTAGGCAGGGAACGTAACGATGGTCAGGCTATCTTTGCAGATAAAAAGATAGAAATAGATCCACGACTATCTACCAAAGCCAGACTCAATATAGTTTTACACGAAGGGATACACATCCTTGACCCTAACCTTCCAGAATTGAAAGTTAGAGCCTACGCAAATCGTCTATCCGATCTCCTGTGGCGTGACCGCTGGAGACGAATAGAGAAATAATTAGGCGTATTCTAAAATACCCTTGGAATGATGTGCAATAAGTTGGAGGATAGCCTTACCCTCTTCAGTAGCAACATGACCCGTCCCTTGGCACTTCCAGCAGGGTTCCCCCAAACCTTCATCGTACCAATCGGTTCCTGTACCACCGCACTCATCACACGCCTTCTCAAGAGCATTCTTGTTGAATAGGTGTTTCATAGAAGCTCATCACTAGACGAATTTTTTCCAAACACAAGACTTTTTTTATTTATAAATGAAACAACAAAAAGAAGCGTATGAGAAAGCAAAAGAATTGGCACTGAAGGGTGAAGACTTCAGTATCTTAGTAGGCATCATAGATCCAGAACAAAGGATGAGGCTCCGAGCATTCGTTTTGAACTTGCCAGAGGAGTTAGCAAAGAAGACAATCTACGGAAGAGTCCAACTCTCACAGCAACCAGTAACCAAGAAATCTAGAGGCAGACCACGCAATTTATAGGGAGTTTAGGAAGTTTAGGGAGTTTACAAATGCTTGACACTTTTTGATAAATGCATAGGATTTGTAATCTCGTAAATGTCATCTACCACTTTTGTGTAGTGATGCACTCTACATAGAGCGAGTGTAGTGATCATGCTACATATATCCAAATTGTGTAGCAGATCGCAGACACCTGATTAATCACCGCATTATACCCGATTGGATATCATGTCGATGAATCCGCTTTTTCTGTACATGAGCGTATGCATATGTACACAACATAAACATAAGAACCCCCTTTTGCACTTGCTCACAGACAGAGGTGTGGGGGCAAAATTCTTATAGTCCCTTTATCATATCCCTATCCCAATCCGAGAGTCGAGAATCTTCTATCTTCTCCTTCAATGCCTTGCTCAATCTCTCCCTCTCCAATTTCATGCCACCATACCCACCAGGAGAACTATCCGAATCCAGCTCCAACTCATTAGCCAGACTCCTCAATAGCATTATACTCGGCCTATTCCTATCACTAGGTGGGTATCTCAATGTCATCGTGTCCAACGGTACTCCCCATCCCATATTCATGTCAAGTCTAGGTTATTGTAAAAGAAACTAAAAGGGAAGGAAGTTTCCAGATATAGGTTTTTTTTCATTGGGTAGTGTCGCACGTGACCGCCCAATATATAGGTGACGGTACCCCCTCCCACCTCCCGAAGAGATTCCTTGGGAGATCCTAGGGGGTCGAGGGCGGGACAATCTCCGCATCTAGGACGGGAGGCAACACCGGCGAAGGAACCGGCGAAAGAACCGGCAGTGCCGGCGTGCCAGTTGAGGGACTGAAGAACTGAACTAGGAATTGGAAAGGATTAGTCTGTTGTTCAGTTCCCTTTTCGTAGTCTCCTGATAACTTTGATAGGATATTAACAGCTTCTAATTTATTGGGCATTTTTACTCGCTTTTTAACATTGCCCATTTGATCTACGTCCTCACTATATTCCTGACATAGTGGAGAATCTTTATCCACTTGTCCAGCTGGTGTTCTTGCAACGCTGGAGAGAAACGCTTTACGTTCAGCTAAACTCATCACGGTTTTTTCCCATTCTATTTCCTTGGCTCGCTGAATCGCTTGGGAAACTTTGGGAGTCTTGATTAGTCGACAAGCATCACTTGCCGCATTCTCAATGCTACTGGATTTGTATCCAGCCAACAGATATGCTTTGCTTAATGGGAGTCCTTCCAAGTGGTATTTGACGAACTGACTTTGCTTTGGGGATAACTTGGCAACGCTAGGGAGATTTTTCTTGGTCATGATTACCTAGCTTTTACCCCTTTAACCTTCCCTAGTCAACCTTATGCAATTCCCTCGTCAACCTTGGCTTGGTCGATTATGCGAGGCAAAGCCTGGGAAGAGTGGTTTCTGATCGTCACCAACATTGGACGTTTACATTTTGGAGGTGTTAAGAGAGAAGAGTAAGGAGTCTTTACAAGTTACTCTAGAGTACAGACCAGTATAAAGAAGTGCTACGCAATCCGAGTATACTGACCACTCGTAAAACGTGTCAACATCCATTAAAAAAAAGATCATCCTCCTCACAAAAATATCTTGCAAGGTTATAAAAAGATGGTATTGTAGTTGTAGTGATTGACAACAGAACCGCTTAAATACTGGCTCTAGAGGCGATCACAAAAAACAACAACAACAAAAAAAACATGAACGAAAATAAACTCATCGAAGTTATCCAAGAATATCGTAGAGACAAGTATCGTCAATTCAAGGCACTTGAAGAAAAGGGATGGAATGAAAAATCCATGAAGGAATTTCAGGCACAATGGGATGACCTACTTGCCGCTTGTTTCAATCTTGAAATGCATCTTGAGGATATCACTTTTTAATCACCAACCCCAACACCATGAAAAGATCCGACGCAATCCTTGCTTGGAACCGCTCCAAGCAACTCCAATCCCTAACCCTCCGCTTGGCAATCCTGGCGGCATTAGCGGCCATCCTAGCGGCAAGAATCGCTTATCTATTAACCAACAACTAAAACCCAACCCCAACCCACTAAAAAACATGAAAATCAGCAAAGCAGAATTGGAAGGCTCGATTAAGAGACTCAACACCCTTACGGGAGCCAACCCCGAACCCTACACCAGGACGGAAGACGGAAAATTCCAAGCCAATGTCGGCACTTATTATCTCGCAGGAGCTTACGGAGGCTGGAAGTTGGAAAAGATCGTTTCCGATACGGGAGGCGTAACCGATCCACTACGATGCGGTTATGTCTCTAAAAAAGAGCTTTATAATCTGATCTGGGCCTTCATGAATGGCATCGACCTTGCCCAATACCAGGCAAGCAAATAACCCCAAACACCGAACCAAAAGGAGAAAACATGACAACATACAACTTCCATTTCACGCCGGTGAGCGACAACGTAAAAACGGGAGCCATGCCCGTGACCACGTCAACAGCGTCAACGTGCCCCGACAAATGCCCCTTGAAAAAAGGGGGATGTTACGCAAAAAACTCTTTTCTCGGGATGCACTGGAAAAAAGTCACGGACGGCAGTAGGGGGGAAAGCTTCACCTCTTTCCTTAAAAAAATAAGATCAATTCTTCCTGGTACGTTATGGAGACACGGACAAGCCGGCGACTTGCCAGGCAAGGGCGACCGCATAAACGCCCGTGACCTGGTACGCCTAGCAAAAGCCGCACGGGGAACGAGAGGATTCACCTACACCCACAAACCCCCGACCGCCGACAATCTGAAGGCTATCCGAGCCGCTACCCGTGAAGGTTTCGTGATTAACTTGTCAGGAAATAGCTTAAAACACGCCGACCGACTTTCCCGTCACAGATTGCCAGTTGTGGCAGTACTTCCCTCGGAGGCGGTGAAGGTAAAAAATCTGACCACGCCCCAGGGACGTCCAGTTGTAGTTTGCCCAGCGACCAGAAGCGAGTTCATAACGTGTAAAACGTGCGGTCTATGTTCCAAGGCTGACCGCCCCTTTATCATCGGATTCCCAGCTCATGGCACTATGTCAGCAAAGGCCGATGCAATCGCCAACAACTAACCCCAACAGCCCAAACACCATAACAACATGAAACTACACCCTAGCATAACTGAAGACCGAATCATTGAAGCAATCGAAACTGACGATATGGAAGGAATATGCACCGCTTGCGGTGAATCTTCCTCTTCACCTTGTGAACCCGATGCCAGGAACTACGAATGCGACTCGTGCGGAGCTTTCAAGGTTTACGGAGCCTCCGAGCTTCTCTTTCACCTCCCTTTAATATAACCCCAACCCCAACCTAAAAACATGAACATACAAACCGCCGCCGATATTCTTTACGGAAATGCCGTAGAACGAACCACGCTGACGTTTAAGCCTAACTTGGAGGAATTCCAACCCGTACGAGCAAAGAGCATCCAGGATAGCTTGGAAAGCGTAATTGCAACGTGTGAAGCACTGAACCGAGAGATTGAAGCGATAAAATACACCTTGGAGAACAAATAACATGAACGACAACGAAACAATCTGCAAACATTGCAACATTCCAAAAGGTTGGCACATTATCCCTAAGCTGAATTGCCCAGGGTCACGGGATGGAACATACCAAGGAGGAATTTGGTTTGAGCCATTGGAAAATGAACCAGAAGATGGACAAGATGACCCAGGATCAAATGAAGTCTGGATCACCGCCGCCGACCTTTGCATGAACTACTCTAACGAATAAAACCACTAACTAACTGAAACAAAGGAGAAAATAATGAACCCCACGCCATATCAAATAATATTAACCGCCGCCTTTTTAGGCTATCATGTAACGGAATACCAAGCCGTCGAGATCACCGCCCTATGGAGAAAATCATGGGACAGCATGGAGAATGCCATCAGGGACTACTTTGCCGCCTACGAATAACCGCCGCCGCAGACCCTAACTGATACAAATATGAGCAAAATAACATTAGGAAAAAACATGGTAAACGGATTCTTTTCCGTTGCAGATGGTGACATTTACACGCTGGCAGATGGAACCGCCGCCGTAGTAACAGCAGGAGGAGGGAATTATTGGACGTTACGCCATGCCGCTGCCGATGGAAAAGCCGACTATACCAGGCCACCAGTTCCCGAATGGGAGAATGTGGATGGTCAGTCTGCAATGGTACATATGATAAATAGGGAGTATTTTCTCCATAACTGAACCGCCGCCGCCATGAGTAAAACATCACAACTAACCCTTAACTTGGTCTGCATGATGCGAAACCCGAAAGCATGGAGATTCTACCTTTCGGGAATCCGTAGAGCCTTAATCTAACCACCACCGCCAACCCTTAACTGATACAGCTATGAACGAAAAAACCTCCGCAGAACCAGAATCTGTTATTTTTGTAAAAGAAGTAACACCCGAACAAAAAGCAATCCTTGACAAAATTCTTATAGAATTAATTAAGGAAGAGAGATTTTATGAACCGCCGTCTATTTCAAAAATGATGCCACAAGGTGATATGACAGATGAAGAATGGCAGGATGATTATTCTTTCTGGTGCGACTAATGAATCAAGAAATACAAGAATCTCTTGAGAAATTAAGTGATGAAGCAATGTGTAAATGCGGATTGCCTCGTTACACCCATAGGGAGCCGTTACTTTGGTGTCCTTCATGGTTCTTTGAAAATAAATGGCTATCCTGGCAAACATTTGAGCATAAAAAACACCCAAAACTTAACCACATAAAAAACAATGACCACTAAAACCACCGCCGCATTAACTGAAGTAAAAGCATTAATATCCAGCATCGAACCATTGTTCGCCAACTTGATACGAACATCAAAACATCACCAACTTGATACCATCCAGATCAGCACCACACGAGCAAAGGAAATACACGCAGACTTAATTATTCTTAAAAAGAGATTGCAGGAAATTGCAACTTCTGAAACAAAAGCAGAGTCAACAATTGACAGGCATCTAGACAAGATGTTTGGTTTTAACTGAAACGCAACCCCACAAACCGCCGCAACATGAAAACCGATTACACTTGCAAAAACGAAGAGTGTCAGCACGACTTTGAAGTCGATTTTGAGCCAGCAACCCGAAACCGAGGGATGCATGGGACTTTTGAGGATGCCGAAAAAGGATCATCAGCATCATGCGACCCAGGAGAATGCCCAGAATGTGGGGAGGAGGTTTCTACCGAGGATGTAGAATCCGATTGTATGCCCGACCCCGACGATTACATGGAACCTGACTGGGATTGAACCATAAACACCGCCGCAAAATGAACGTCATTAAAAGCGTCTATGAATCCCAAGAAGAGATTCTAAAATCTATCCAGAATCTCCATTGTAAAGATGGATTTGATTGTGATATGACTTATGGAAACGGATCATTCTGGAAAAATCTTCCAAAACCTATTCTATGCTTTGATATTCAACCTCAAAAGCCAGAATGCATACAGGGAGATAGCCGTTGTCTACCTTTACTTAAAGAGTCTCTCAATAGCATGGTATTTGATCCTCCCTTTTTGACGTATGTCAAAGGGGGAAGAGATCACAAAGAAGGAAAAGTTGCTATGACAGCTAGATTCGGTGGATATTGGTCATACACCGAGTTAGAGGATCATTACAGAGACTCAATAAGCGAGGCATACAGGGTATTAAGACCGAAAGGTCACCTTGTCATTAAATGTCAGGACATCATCCACAATCACAAAATGCACAGCACCCATTACAATACGATTGCATGGGCTGAAAGCGAAGGGTTCAGATTAGCAGATTTATTCATTCTTGTGGCTTCCCACAGAATGCCATCACCACAAAAAGGAACACAAAAACACGCAAGGATATTCCATAGCTATTTCCTTGTTTTCCAAAAAACAAAATGAGAGCAACACAATACAACGGAGACCGCCCGAATCTTAACTGGTGCGTGTTCCTTTTATTTCTCTACAAAGAGTATGATTGGAACTTGACATCACCAAAATTTCGATCAACATATTTTCCCTTCAAAAAAGTCTTGCAAGGGACTAAAACATCAACCACATTAACACGATGACAACCACTGAAACACCTGACACATTCACCGCCGAGCCTATCACCGCCGTCGAGACATTCACCGCCGCACCAAAGACTAATGCATTCTTGGGTCTATACGTTCCGCTTGAGTTAAAGGCAAAAATCCATGCCGCATCAAAAGCCGAGCGTCGATCAATGTCTTCATTTGCTGTTGGAGTCTTTGAGGAATACTTCAACGAACCAGTAACCCAATGAGCAAGACCATCGCCGCATTGATTTTGATTGCATCTCTAATCGCTTTAGCTGTACTTACAATGCCACGATGAAAGAAGGACTTTACAAAAATATCCAAAAAAAGAGGGAACGCATCGCCGCTGGTTCTGGAGAGAAGATGAGGAAGCCAGGATCAAAAGGAGCACCTACTGCAAAGGCTTTCCGAGACTCCAAGAAAACCGCTAAAAAGAAATAACTATGGCAAGCGAAAAATGGCAGACAAAAGCTGGTAAAAATCCGAAAGGTGGCTTAAATGCCGCTGGAAGAGCAAGCTATAACAAGGCTCATGGGGGGCATCTCAAGCCTCCTGCACCTAATCCCAAGACCAAATCAGATGCAGGACGTAAAGCCTCATTTTGTGCGAGGATGAAAGGGATGAAGGCAAAGTTGACCAGTGCAAAGACTGCTAAAGATCCGAACTCACGCATTAACAAAAGCCTCCGAGCATGGAAATGCCACTAACCAATTTCCTTTGGAAATTCATCCAAGGATTAACCAACAACAACCATGTCACACACACTAGCAGAACTAAACGAAATCGCACAGGGAATAGCCAACAAGCTCGGTCACATCAGTCAGGAGCTTCTTTTGGAGATCGAAGCACTCATCAACAAGAAGGATTGTTCACAAAACCCCTGCCAAAACCAACAAGCTGTATCGGATGCTACCGAGACCCCTGCTGTTTAACAAATAGATGAAAGCACTCTTTGAACGGATGAAAGGGATGTTTCAGCCTATGCAGATTAAGGCACTCCCTAACGAGACTTTGATCAATACTCGCAAGCTGTCACCAGCAAAGCGTAAATCGATCAAGACAGAGGCTACCAAGCCAGTAACAAAGGGTCGCAAGCCCACAACAAAAAGGAAAAAGTAAGATGCCAACGAAGAAAATGCCAAAGATGGAGAAATCCAAACCTTCCTCCAAGGCTACAAAGATGAAAGCCGCTTCATCCATGATGAACAAAGGCTACAAGAAGAAGTAAAAACCTTCCTGTTTGCTCCTAGAGGGACATGAACAAACCCTCTAGGAGCTACTAGCAGGAGCAACCACGCACCCAACAAAAACATGAATAACACATTAGCGGTATCCAGTCAACCATCGATGGGAGACATGGAAAAGATGGCAGTTGCCATCGCAAAGTCAGGTCTATTCGGGATGAAAAGCCCAGAACAGGCACTAGCATTAGGACTCCTAGCAGTTTCAGAGAACAAGCCATTCGCCAGCATTTGTGCTGAATATGATGTCATCCAAGGCCGTCCTGCTCTCAAGAGTCAGGCTTGCCTAGCTCGATTCCAACAAGCCGGGGGAACAATCCAATGGATCACCAGATCCGATAAGGAATGCACCATAGAGGGCAAGCACCCCGCTGGTGGAACTCTCCAAGTCACTTGGACATGGGACAGGGCGCAAGCCGCTGGACTGACCAGCAAGCAGAACTGGAAGCAATACCCAACCGCTATGCTTTCTAGCAGATGCGTTGCCGAGCTTGTCAGGGCGATCTACCCTGCTTGCCTTAATGGAGTCTATCTCGCTGAAGAGGTGCAGGATTTTGATACCAAGCCGCTTCGTATTGAGAAGCCAGAGATCAAGGTGGAAGCCCAGGTGGTTGCAATTGAAGACGCTGTGCCTACTGTTGCGGAGCTTGTAGAGGCAAGCATGAAGGCAGCAGAAGAACAAAACCCGCTGACTACACTCTCATCCTTGATGTGGGATGCCGGTATTGAAGACTCTCATGTCATCGAGTTCCTCATCGCCAAAAAGGCTATCAAGGACAGGAGTGTTCTCCTCAAGGATGTCAACCCCAAGGTCATCGCTCGCATCATTGAGAAATGGGACGATGTTTTGGCTTTCAAACCAGCACTCTCATGATCCGTAACCACAATTAAACGCAAAAAATAATATGGGAACAACATTTTCCGACAATGGCACGATAAGAAACATTCCTGCTGAAACAATAAACAAATCTCTACAAGAGAAACACGAAAAGGATTTATCAGTATTGGTAGTCAACGAATCAACCAAAAGGTTTGAGAAAAGCCTTACAGATACAGAAACAATGGTTGAAAGAGCAAAATCAGCAAGAGAGGCAATGGATGTTTTGGCTGATTCCGTTAAAGTTGCATGGATTGATTATTCGGAATCCGTCCAAGAATATATAAACTCAATACGACAAAAGAAAATATCTGCTGAATTAGAAACAAAACAAATGATGGCATTGTTTGATTCTTTTGCCAGGTTCTCAAATGACCCTCAAAGGGAAATCGAATTGAAGAAGCTGGAGCAGTTTGCAGATGTTTGTGAGCGTTTAAGAAAACTGAATGATTCTGGAATCCTTGAAAAAATAGCAACAATTATTAAGTAACATGAAAACCAAAAAAACAAAGACCCAAGAGTATAAATACACTCCAGCAGAAAAATTGCTTTTTGCTTACAGAGCAGCACACGTAAAAAAATAATATGGACGAGCGTAACGGAAAACCATCAGCAAGCGGATTCTCCCGACTTGCCCTATGCCCTGGTTCTTGGAACCTAGAGCAGACACTCCCCCCACAGGAGGAGAACAAGTACATGGCACTAGGCACAGCAGTCCACGCTGTCCTAGCTGGTCAAGCAGAGTTTGATACTCTCACCGAGGATGGTCAGGACATCGCCACAAGATGCCTCTCCCAATTCTCCGAGATGATCGGTCAGTTGGATCTAGGGGAAAGAACCAAGGAGGTTATCGAAGAGAGATTCTGGTATGATGATCTCTTCTCTGGAGCTATTGATAGGATCGACTTCTTTGGGGAAGATACAGCAGTAGTCACGGACTATAAAACTGGTCGTGTAGCCCAATCTGGAGCCGCTGAAAACTATCAACTCCGAGCCTATGCCGTCCTAGTCAAGAAGGCATTCCCTAAACTCAAGAGCATCTACGTTGCCATTATTCAGCCTTTATCCGCTGGCAAGACAATCGCTGAATACAACGAGGAGGATCTCGCCAGAGCAGAAAAGGAAATTGTTGGCATCGTTCATGCTTCCCAAAAGCATGATGCTATACGAACTCCTTCTAATGATGCGTGTAAATGGTGCAGGGCAAAAAGCATATGTCCAGAAGTGCGTCAGACGCATAATGAGATTCAAATAGTCTCTGGTGCTGTTGCTTCTCGTCTATCAAATGATGAGATCCTAGCCATTGATGAAAAGGCCGAGGTAGTTCTTGACTTCATTGAAGAAGTTAGGAAGGAGATGAAAGCTAGAATGATGGCAGGACAACAATTCGCTGGACGTTCACTAACTGAAGGACGTAAAGTAAGGAGTGTTTCGGATACTCAATCTGTTATTTCTGCTCTTTCTGGTATCGTTGAACAATCTGACGTGCTTGCTTGCACAAAGATTTCAGTTGCATCTCTTGAGAAAGTCTTTGCCAAAGCCAAGGGACTTAAAGGGAAAGAAGCCAAAGAAAAGTTTGAGGATGCCCTCGGTTGGCTCATCGAAACAACAACTGGTGAGCCTTCCATCAAACGGAATTGATGATCAAGGGGAAGGTTATGCTCTTGCTATCACTTATATGGGACGAGATTGGATCGTTCTCTACAAGGATGCTGGCAACTTCACAGCCTTCCCTGCTGATCAAAGGAAATCAAACATTCATCAAGCTAGAAAAGTCATGAAATATCTCATGGTCGAAGGATTCATAAATCCCGAAAACAATGAGCCAACAATGTCAGTGCAGTAAAAACAACAAAACAACAAGATAAATAATAACCATATGTCATTCACAATATCAATCGACGTAACGAAAATCGACAAGTCACTCCTCAAGAGTGTCACCAAGAAGGATGGGACAAAAGCCACATATCTCAACCTTATTTGCTGGCCCAACCGAGATGGTCAGGACAAGTTTGGCAATGATGGTTCAGTTAAGCATTCCTTGACGAAGGAACAACGTGATGCAGGGATCAAGTCAGAGATCCTTGGAAACTACAAAGTGAAGCAGGAACAGGATTCCGTATTCCCCCCTGGCTTTGCCGAGAAGATCAAGCCAGCACCAGCATTCAAGAATCGTGCCCCTAAACCACAGCAGGATGATCCATTCGGTGACATTGCCGAGGACGAGATCCCTTTCTAACCCATAACCAAGCAAGCAACCACCAAAATGAACGAGTATATTTACATATTGTATTACAAGATTGACTATGAAGGACAATCTGTTGTTGGGGTCTATTCCTCTTTAGAAAAAGCTCAATTTGCTTCTGATTCTCAACCGAAAGAGAATCTTTTCATAGCAAAAGTAAAACCTGACACAGAAATCGACCTTGATTCTCCTTTTACTTATACAGCAACCATTTAGTCTGACCAAGCAACCACGCACAATTATGGAAGAGCCAACAGAAAACGAAGCAAAGCTAATGGCACAAATTGACTTCCTAAAAAGGGATGTCAAGGAGCTACAGGAGAATCTCCGATTTCACAGATGTGATATTTGGGATGTTGAGGAGGCATTAGAGACCCTTGTAACAAGGTATCTCATTAGTTCCCTCATCGTCTTGGGATTGGTTGTGTCAGTTGTCGTAATGTTCATCCGCAAATGAGTCGACGATACTGCACTTGCGAGGAACGCTACGGAATCGTTCCAGAATATCATAGCTGTGAATATGTCACTGCTAGGAACAAACTGATCCCTGATGCCGAGGCACAAGCCAAAGCAATCTCTAGGCTAGATAATGGTAGGTTAGACTTCCTCAAGTTTAACTATACTTTCTCTAATCTCATGGAAAAAGCCGCAATAGAAGCTGGACTCTATGACCTCTAAAGAAGCACAAGCCTATTGGGATGGTGAACATATCCGTTACTTAACTGAAGATAATCAACCTCCTTCAGTTGAGGATCGGGTAAAAGAAGCATTTGATGCAGGGGTAAGATCGGTTCAGCGATCCTATTCCAATCTGGATGTTATCGGAAGCAATCAATGTGGAATCAATTTCCAAAGGACAACACTATGAGTGATCAATTCGACTTTGACTTCTCACCTATTGAAGAGGAAATCTTTGATGATATTCAATCAAGGTTTCTCCGATTCCATACCAATAACCCTCACGTTTATAGCAACCTTGTCGTTCTAGCTAGGCAATTCCGAGAGAAGCGTAGTGATGCCGTGATCGGTATCCAGATGCTCTTTGAAGTTCTCCGCTGGAACTACTGGTTAAATACAGATAGTGAGGAACAATTCAAGATGCCTAATGAGTTTGCCGCTGGCTACTCAAGGTTGATCATGAAGCAGGAGCCTGATCTAGCTGGCATATTCAAGCTATCCAAATCTACCTTTGACCAATGAGAAAGATGTTCAAAGCTAAAGGCAATACCACTAGGCGTGTTGCTGGTAAGATGAACAAGACCGAGGAGGCTTATTCAAGGACTCTTCAAGACAGGAAACTCCGAGGGGAGATCCATCACTGGCAGTTTGAAGCTATGGCTTTAAGGCTGGCAGATAGGACAACTTATACACCTGACTTTTTTCTCATCATGGCAGATGGAAGCATCGCATTCCATGAGGTAAAGGGATTCTGGCAAGGAACAGGGAGAGTAAAGATCAAAGTTGCCGCTGAACTTCACCCTTGGTTTGAGTTCACAGCAGTCCAACTGAAAAAGAAGGAGTGGGTTTATGAGCAATTCTGATCTATGTCCCCATTGTGGTCAGTCATATCCTCCCAAGAATGCTCGTAAAAGCGATTTTGAGGCATTCTGGAAGGCTTATCCTCGAAAGATAGGAAAGGGATACTGCCAAGAGATATGGAAGCGGAAGAGATTCCCTGCCATTGAGATCATCCTTGAATCACTCCAGAAGAGCATAGCCTCTGCTGATTGGCAAAAGGATGGAGGCAAGTTCATTCCCAACCCTAGCACCTGGCTAAACCAAGGACGATGGGATGACGAAGGAATAGATCACTCCGTACTACGCCAGCAGATTTCCAAGCCAGTATTCAAAGGAACTACCAGTAGGGTAGATCACGAAGCATACAGGGCATGGAAGATTGAAGAAGGATACCCACCCCAATTCATTGATTCGACTTTCAATGAAGACCCCGAACCAGTACAAAAGAAATACCTAGCAACCCTAAAATCATGACAAACATATACAACGAAGAGTATCAGAATTGTCTTGACCGAGAGAAGGAGTCTCTTTGTCAGGAGATCAGCAGACTGAATAGCAAGCTGGCATACCTAGAGAATGTTTTGAGCGAGATCCATCTCCTCAACTCGTTAGGCAAAAGCCTCAAGATCCATGATGCGGTGAATGCCGCTATTGATGTTCTCAAGTGAAAAAACAAACAGAAGTCTGTCCTTTTTGTGATGATAAACAAGAAAGCGATAAGTTTTATAAATTTGAATGCGGAACAATAAAAAAATTCCCTAGTGGATACATCCGATCAGAAATGTGCCATCAATCAGAAGTTGCAAAACTCTGGAAGCAAAGAGCCGAAATAGCAGAGGCTGAAGTTGCTAGGATGCATAGGCTCTATTGGAGACAATAATATGAACCCACGCACCTTCACAGAGGTTTTATTACCTATCCTGTTGGTCGAGATCTTAACCAACTCTGCTTGGCTATACGTCTCCTACGATGCAAAGATCCGAGAGAATGTGTCACTTTCATACACACTCTCAATCGTTGCAGGAGCATTGTCTGGTCTAGCTTGGGCATGGATGGCATTGAGCATCAAACAATCTGATGTTTACTTTGCCAACATTGCATGGGATCTGATTGTTACAGGCTTGTTCTTTACAATCCCGATCTTCCTATTCCACATCAAACTAGATATGCAGTCCGTACTTGGAGCATCCATTGCTCTGATCGGATTGCTGATCATGAAATCATGAACGACCACGAAGAAATTATACTATGTGCTAAAGCCGCTGGAGCCAATCCAGAGGCATCCTATTTCGTCGAGGCATTCCTCGTCGAGAACGCCAAGCCAGAGTTGACCATGCAACAGAAGCTAGATCGTTCCAACGACCAGCGAGATCGTGCAGTATCAATTTGTGACGCTATGATGGCATGGGAAACACCAGCAGATGCCCGAAAGACATCCAAGGATCTGTCTCAATTAAAGAAAGAAATAAATGAGTAGTTCGATAGACAAAATACTAAACCAACTAGGGTTTGAAACACCCGACCTTCCTCCCATAACCAAGAGGGAAGCAATAGAACAGGGATTGATCCAGGGATCAGAGAAGCCAAAGAAAGGCATATGCGGTAAATCTGTTTACACTTCTGCTTCCAAATGTGATGCCGCTATTAAACACCGACTAGAATCAGGGTTTGGAGGGACTAGCTTTCTCCGTTCCTATTTCTGTGAGGAATGTTCTGGCTGGCATATGTCCTCTTCCCATAACAAACTGAACAAATGAACCCTCTGGAAGCTATAGGTCATGCCACATCAATATTATTCCTGATAGGTATGATCCTGTTCTTCTGGATGATCTTTAAGAAAACAAGAAAGGTTTATCGTCGAGGCCAGAAAGCCCAAAGGCGTGAACGTAAATACAACAAATCAAAATGTTCCTAGCACTCATCTACACTGCAATCGCACCGATCCAACAACCGATCCAGCAACCTCAAACACAAACCATCTATGTGGCTAACCTATCTGCCACAGATGGCAGAGATGCAGGAGCATACTACCAAGTCACAACGCTTCCACAACCAGTACAGGAGCCAGCATACCGAATGACGTTACCAGTTATGGATTTGAATACCGATAACCAACAAGACCAATGATCAAGCAACCAACCACGCTTAAAGAATTAAAAAAGTTCCGCTATGCCGTAACGGAAAGCCTTCCCCAAGGACAGGCATACGATCCAGCCCAATGTGCCATGATCGTCTATGAGAGAAAGAGACCCAAGTACCATTGGCAATGCTCTCGCAAGTCAGGGTACGGAAAGGATGGTCTGTGGTGTGCCAACCACAAGAATGATCCAGTGGCTATGTCTTGAGCTTGGTGAATTCTGGACGCTTGAACTTGCCTTCATAGTTAAGGGTTTCTAGTTCCAATAATGGGAGCTTCCGTTCAGTCAACCATTCCCTAGCCAGCTTGCAGTTGCGTAGATTGGAAGGATCTCTCTGTAAGCCAGCACCCTCCCACAAGGAAGGATGCCATTCATGGTAGATCAAATCCTCAATCTCTCTACCGCCAGCAGATTTGATTAGCTCACGCATGATACGATCCCAACTATGCCGTCCTAGCACCATGTCAGGGAATAAGTGATGGTTCCTTCTCCACCATCCAACTCTCATAGCAAAGAAGTCACACCCTGCATACTTTGCCCCTGCACTTACCCGATCATATGGCAGAGGCTCATCTATCCGTTTGAAGTCTCGACGATAAGAATAAGCAGGGAGTGTTCCCTCTAACCTTTGGATAAGATTGTTGGCTATACAAGTGTCCGTATTGGTTAGCAAGAGTACCGCTTCATCGTTACGTCCAACACAAGCAAGGCGTAAAATATCCTTGATCATGGGTATCCTACGAGTCTCTCCAGGTATAACTTCAGCCGAGGATCTTACAAAGCAGTTGTCATCCAAACCTAGATCGACACAAGAGATAGCTTGCCATGTCTTTGCCGCAAGATCATTACGCCTTTTCTCATCTCCAATAGCCCAAGGCATCTTCTGATATACATGGACAATCTCTGGATACAGAATGGTAGGCTTATCCTTACGCCTGATCTTCTCCAAGATTCCAACCACATCTCTAGGGAAGTGCCTGTATCGTGTATAAGAAGCATAGAATGGTCTCCACGCTGTCCCATGCCATAGGGAGGGTCTATCTGTCACGATGGCATGAACTGGCTTATCTGTGGCGTATGAGAGGTGTAGCGGCCCACTATCAGTCAAGATCATGGCATGGGTATTAGGATGATCCATAATACCAAGGAGATCATAGAACTTCTCCGCTTTGATCTTACCGAGATCGACGATATGGAACTCTGGAAGTGAGTTATTTAGGATCTCCCATAGCAATTCTTGATACTGGAATGGGGAGGAAGTGCCACCAGTAGATACCACAATCCAAGGCTTATCCTTTGGCAATCCCTTCACTAGCTTCTTTTCCCTCTTGGCATCCCTCTGATCGAATACTAGCTTTGGTTGTTTAGGCCAGAGATCCAGCTTGTTGCATAGTCTCCACGCATCCATCTGGAATGAATCACAGATAATCTGTGGCCCGACATGATTGCCGTACACTTGGCTAACGATCACATCCGTAATCCCAACTACTTGGGTAGTGATTACATTATCCTCCTTGAATTTCTCCAATGCACCCATGACATCCT